GTATTCAACTGAGCTTAAATACCCTTTCGAGACTAATAGAATTCAATCAATCGAGTGCAAGATCAATTCCGAAATTTTCTAATAGGCGTCAGAAATTTCGATTTCCCACTACCTACTCAACTGTGGATTCAGTGGAAGATTTCCGATTTGATTAAGCCCGCAAGTTTGTTAAGAGGTGGAGTCCTCTTCTATTAGTCTTGCGAGAAAGACACGTGTGTGCTTATCCACCGTGTATTTTTGAATACTCTCGACTTGTACGGGAAAGCCCTCACAAACGCTATTCCTCTTAGTGTTGGGTTCTGTTGAGGAGTACTAGCTCGAAAGAAACTTCAGAAATCGTTGAAGTTTATTATCATGGCACTTTCCAACTTTAAAAGCATTTCTGTTGAGCAGAAAGATTTTACAAGTTTGATGAATGAAGTCTGTGGAGTTATGAGAGAACACGTTGCTGATTCCTCCACCTTCCGAGGTTGTCAACCGAAGGAAGCGTTGATCAAGGCAAATTCCGCTTGGGAGCTTGTGTCTAAGGACTTCTCCGTTTTCGCGACGAAGTGGAATAGGTTTACGAAGAAAATGATAAATGTTTCGCATAGGAACATTTATCTAATTTACATTCCACGCATTTTACATGATACTTCATGCACCGATCGGTGTATGTTAGTTAATGCCGCAACGATGGAGAAGAAGCCCGTTGGTGTTCTGCCCATGAACAAAATGTTCATTTTGAAGACTGGGTGGCCTCGTTCTTTGCGCGTGAAAGATGTCCTAAATCATAAAGGAATTTTCCTCACGCATTCTTTCATTGCACCAACGTTACCTCCCGATTGTTCAGTCGGGAGATGGATTCCTTTTTGGGAAGAGGATTTCGGTTTACCGATGGTCTACCAAAAAGATGTCGCAGCTTCTCTGAGTTTAAGAAATGAAGAAACTGTGCGCGATGCCATTTCAAACGATGTGGCTGCCAGTTTGATGAATTCCCTCCTTGAGAGGACGTTGAATGCTGCGAAACGCGCGTGTACCACAGGTCTGATTTCTTCTGGTGAGCAACCAGAAATGCCCGATTTTACAATCGAAGAGTTGCCAGAAAGTGATTCTGGTGGAATGACCGCCAATGCTACCGGTGAGAAAAAGTCTACTGTTGTTAGTGGGAATGGTGTAGTGGAGACTGCGATGGAAGCGCAATCTCACAATACTCCGAAGTGATAAGTTATTAAGTTTCGTGGGATGGATACCCTTATTTGGGTCCCCCCGAGACTGCTTGTCCGGGAGGAGATTTGTCTTGAAGTCTCCTTCTCCACTTTTACGTCCCTTTCTCCCATAACAACAAAATGTCTGGTAATGCTATTGAAATTAATGGTCGCTGGTATCAACCGGCACCCAATAGTGCCCCGACCCGAGGTCGTGGAGGTCGCCGTCAACCTACTGCCCGTTCTAGGCAATGGGCTCAAGGACTGGCGAACGTTCGACGGTCACAACCACAACAGTTGTTGGTCGGTTCCATGCCTACTAACTTACCAACCTGGAAGTCATTCCCAGGTGAGCAATGGCATGAAGTTTCTGGGTACAGTTTCCCTGATAGATGGGGTTCTGGTACCATTGCCTACATGACCCTACGTTCGGAGCTAAGTAAAATAAGAACACTCCATGATACCACCAAAGTGTATTCGGTGATGATAGGGTTCGTATGCAAATCCGATGGATATGCCGGGTTTATGGATGGTTTCGATGTTAACAATGCCACTGGACCCGTCGCTCCTGATAGGATCCGTGTGAAGAGGGGGAAATACTGCGCTAAACAGCAAGTTTTCCCTACCGGAACCACGGTTTCCGAAGTGAAGGCCAATTGGAATTTGGTCTGGGACTTCGATACCGCCCCAGCAACTGGTGCCGTGCATGAAATTTCCATAACGAAATTTTATGTTTCCACTACACCTCTTCCTGGTGTGAAGCCACCAAGCAATTTCTTGGTTGTTGAAGAATGACTACACTCGGACGATTGTCCGAGTCAAAGTGTCATCCCTTTCTGTCATTGCGAATGTTATGACAATGCTTGCGGTACACCTTGGTGTCCTGCTAATGCCAATTGTTTCCATGAATTTCATGAAAATTATTGATGACGTGTTCTTTCATAGAATCTAGCAAGGAGCCCTCAGGGGTGCACTCAGTGCCTAGTCTACGCTAAGTCTATATGCCCACCTTTGCTACTCCGGGTGGATGTTCTAAGTGTATATAGATGCCTATATTTGAAATAATATAGATGCCCAAACTCTCTCTCATGGAGAGAGAATGGATGCCTCCGAAGGAGATGC